GTAGCTGTGGATTGCGTATTACTAATTAATTGATTTGTTTGTTTAGCAGATACACTATAAGAATCATATATAAACTCTACTGTATATGATTGTAAACCCACATTAGAATGTCTAGAAGTAAAATTACTTATAGAAATGGGAGCTACTCCATGAAATCTGAATCCCTTTCTATAAGCGGGCTTAGAACCTGATCCTGTTTTTGCTATATACATAACATCAAAATCTAATGCTTTAACATTTAAATTTCTATTGTCTCTAGTTACAAATCCCAAATGACTAACCGCTATTAGCCATGGTCGTATTACAAAATCTACAAAAGATGCATTTGTTTCTGTAAAAGTTACAGAAAATGTTCTAAAATCATTTCTTTTATTAACAGTAGCTGCTCCTTGAAAACCAGCATGATATACTCCTTTAGTACTTGCGTCTACACTATCAGATGGTAAAGTAACACCTTCTGCAAATACACAAGCAAGAAACTCATGTCCACTCTGATATTTTTTTGATATCAGAGTTTTGATAACACTTGAAGATACATCCCAATCAACAGAATCAGATGATCCATTTTCATATTCTCTGACTAGATTTATTATATCACCTTTTAATATAGGCAAAGAATCAAAATTTATAGACAAAAACCACTGACTATCTATTGCAATAGCAGACGGCCATTGACTTAAAATATCTAAATAGTAGGGTATAGGACCTGTTGAAGCCATTTCCAAATACTTATACTAAATAACTATTTTATTATTGGATTATGAGAGGAGAAGATTCTGGTTGTACCCAATATTGGTATGCAATTGTTGCTTGTAAAGTAACAATTTCACCAGCAGCAGTAACATCAAGATTATAATCACCTATATTAGTGCAATATGCACCTACTAAGTTATAAACTCTTTGTACGTTTCCGTCTTTACCCATTAAGGCAATTCCTACACTACCTAAATTTTTTACTTCATACGAACCAGTACTTGTTGCATCATCAAATGTTGCTCTAGTCCAAAGTTCCAATTTTTTACGAATTCCTAAATCTTGAGGCATTCTGAATGTTACATTCCAGCCTTCACTTCCAGGATAATTTGCAGTTCCTGGAACATTAAATTTAAGTCCCATGAATGGAACAGAAACGTTGTTTATTGCTCTTTTAGGAAGAGATGTAGTAGTTATGTACACCAAATCTTTAGCATCAAAAACAATATTCGATGATCCTGATGTTATATAAAGAACACGAAAGAGATTTGTTCTTGCGAAGTCTCTATTAATAGCGTTCTGAAAGAAGTTATTTATGTCTTGGTTTTGAAATAGATTTGCCATATGTATATATTTATCTTAAAAGGTTATCCAATAAGTTCACTAAAATTAACACCAGTGCGTGTAGCAACGAAATCTGCTAAAATAAATTCAGCGGTTCTAACTGGTTGAATGTAGATGGATAATCTCATTTCATTATTATCGATTACATCTGGAGTATTGTTTCTTTCATCACATACAATTCTATAATCATATAAACCATCATTGTTTTTGGCTTGAGTGAATATAGGTGCTAAGGAATTAACAACTCTAGTTCTTGTAGTGAATGTATTTCCTTCAAATAAATAGTATTTTAAAACCGCTTTAGTAGCTTTTTCAAGTGTTAAGAAAAGTCTTCTAACATTGATTCTATCGAAAGCAGATGGTTTATTAAATAGTGTTTTCTGTCCAAAAACAACATATCCATCTCCCGGGAAGAATGCAATTGGATTTACATTAATTCTGTATAATAAATCACGTTGTTTTTGTGTAGGATTGATTGCTACGTCTAATACGTTGTTGAGAGTACCACGATTAAATCCAGCAGGGGCAACCCAAGGGAATGCATTTTGTGTTGTATTAGCAAACACAGAAGCAACAAAACCAGAGGAAGGAACCCATACTTGTTTATCAGCAGAAACGTCATTAGTTTTCAACCAATTTCCATAAACAGCAGCATAGCTAGTTGGATTTCCACCGTATAGATTTTTCAAGGGCCAATAAACGTCCGTAGAAAATATATAGTCTTTATTCTTTGAAATCTTTCCATTTCCTCCTTGTACAAAAATATGTCTAAGAGGATCTGCAATAAATACGTGATCTTTTCTTGTTTTATCAGCAAATGCTACAAATTGCATAGCAATGTCTTGATAATCTTCAGCAATTCCACCGACAGGATCGTTGGTTTGTGTTTTAAGAATCGAAGTATCTACATGATAATATTCATCATATATATATGGTTCGCTACTGTTTGAATTTCCAAAATTACTATCTTTCCATCTTTCTTTTGCTCCAACCCAGATAGAACCCAATCCAGCCTCGGCAATAACATCTACGTCTATATCTAGATTATCAATGTTATTTAAAATTCTTTGTAATTTTTCAGGAACATTTCCAATACCAGAAGCAACTGTGCTTGTATCAGAAATATATACGCCTTTAGAGAACAAGTTTTTTGTATCAGCATCTGTTCTAACTGTTTTTGCTGGTGAACCATTAGAATTTATCCAGTTTCCAGTAGATGAAATAAAGGGATTTGTTATGCATTTAATATTAGGAGAGGATTTATTTATCAATGTATCTAAATTAAAAGTAATAGGTGCTCCACCATTTACATTGTTTTGTGTTCTCTTATTGTATAAAGAACCGGTGTATCCCTCTAATAATACAGAATCCAAAATAACAGTATCATGTGCATACATTGTTGTTCTTAATTTAAACAACATAACAGTTAATGAATCATTGTATGTTGATTTACTAAAATCAAATTTAGGGAAGTTTTCAACTATTTGTGAAATACTATTTTGCGAACTACTATATGATTGTGTTAGCGAGAAATTTAAACGAGATGATGGAATAGCTGTAAATGTTTGTTTATTTCCTCCAGCATCTATAGAATTTACCGATTTTATCCCCTTTATGCTTAAAAAATCACTTGCAGGATTGTTTTCGGAATTGTCTGCTATTCCTATATAATAACCCTCATATAGATTATTAACAGATGTTTTGTAAGAATCTAAAATAACTAAACCACCTTTGGTAGCTATGTCATCAAAGGAATTTATGTTGTCATCAACATAAGAATCTCCCCATGATATATTATTTTCTAAGATATCTAAATATTGACTATCTGTTAATAAAATAGATTTTGGTGGTAATAATTTAAATGCAGTTGACGCTTCATATGTTGCTGCATCTGAAGAAAGAGGATATACAAGAGCAGTATATTGATTTGAAAATCCTTCACCAGCACCAGATCCGTATGGCATTCTTGTTACTAATAAATTTGTAGTAGATTGTGTTAAAATCTGACGAGCAGAATGATATAAATAACGTTCTGAAGAATTTGTAGGAGTTCCAAATATGCTTTCATATTCAGTAAGACTTCCAACGTTAATAACTTCATCTGTAGGACCTTGTTTTGCAAAACCAGTAATGAATGTATTAGTTACACCACTTGGTCTAGCAATTACACTGAGATCTACTTCATTTATTTGTACACCGGGAGATGATATTGTTCTTGTTGCCATAATTTATAATACTATTTACCTCTGATTGTGTTCGATTTGATCATTATATTTTAATTTTTCCTTTTTTATTGAAAATTTATTTTTTTTAAGTATAATTATATATGTAATGAAAAAATTCGATAAAATACTTATAAATGCTACTAAACATATTTTAGAAGATAATGAAAATCCTTTGATTAAAAATGCCATTAATACTATTAAAAACGCAGTTAGTAATAATGGAAAATTAAATTCCAATCCTACCGCCAAAGCATTGGCTTCTGATTTATTCGATTCCCCTATGGGTGATTCTACGGATCCTCTACATAGTGCTTTTGATAAAATCAAAGACAATCCCGATAATCCAAATTTATCACCTAAAGAACTAGAAAGTTTTTTATCATTAGCAACTAAATTAAATCCATCTGAAAACTCTTCCGAAAAAGATGAAAACAAGCCCACAACACCCACAAACACTTCATCTACAGTTAAACCAGTTGTTCAATCTAATACACAACCCAACGCAAAGCAATATAATCCACTTAACGCATCGAGTAATTAATATAAAAAAAATATTTTATAACTTAGTAAATAACTTTAATGAGCAAAAAAACTCGTCCAAAAAACAGTTCTGAAAGAAAACAATCTGGAAGAATAACCCACGAAAAACAAATCAACGAAACAGATACCTCTCCATATGCCTTTCAAAGAGACAAAATCTCATTTGATTTGACTATAAAAAATCTTCCTTGGACTGAAAAACAAAAAGAAATTATATCAATTTTTCTAGATAAAAAGACTAAAGTATTGTTTTTAAAGGGTCCTGCTGGAACTTCAAAAACAACATTGGCAATGTACTGTGGACTTACTTTGCTTAATATGAAGAGGGTTTCTGATATGGTATTGGTACGATCTGCTGTAGAGTCTTCTGATTCTAAACTTGGATTCTTGCCGGGTGATATTGCCGAAAAATTTGGAGTTTATTTAACTCCATTTCATGATAAATTTGAAGAACTTCTAAATAAACCTCAATTAGATAAACTAGAAAAGGATAATCGTCTTACGATTTGTCCTATCAATTTTGCTAGGGGTTTACATTTTTCTGCTAAGTTTGTATGTGCAGATGAAATTCAAAATTTCTCTAAAAGAGAAATTCACACCATCATGAGTCGTATTGGTGAGTTTTCAAAAGTGTTTTTATGCGGAGATCCAGAACAAAGTGATCTTCCTGTGGGTAAATCTGGATTTAATAGGGTTTATGATTTATTTAACAATGATGAATCCAAAGAACATGGAATTTATTGTATGGAATTAGGCGAAGAAGACATCGTTAGATCTGAACTTTGTAAATATATAACTCATAAGTTCAAAGAATTACAACCCACGATACAAGAACAATTAAAAGATACTTGGAAACCATCGGAAGGTAAGTAAGTAACTATTATGAATACTACATCATACAACACAGTTACTAATAGACCAATTTCTTGCACATTTTGTGGAGCAAGTGTATCTGGAAAAGTAACACCAGTACAAAATCAACATACAAAAGAAGTTGAGAATATTTGCAGATGGACTTGTTCTAGATGTGGAAATTTAGTAAAAATGGGAAAAACAAATTAACAATGAATTTGAAAAAAACATTAGAAGAAGAGTTGGACGGTCTTTGGAATAATCGTCAGTATGGAGGTGCTAGTGAATCTCCTAGAAAAGATTATCAACCATATTCTTCTTCTAATGGATATTCATTCCCATACCAAGCGGGATCACCTCCTGTTATGCCTCCGACGGCTCCTAGTCCACAAGGAATACCATCCATGCCTTGGCCGTTAGAAACGGTTTCTGTTGATCTTGCTGATGCGTTTGTGTATTTAATTTCGGCATTTAATAAACTCAATAGATGTATTGAGGAGAATCCCTCGTTAAATACAAAACAGAGAAGTGTTATTAAAATTTTATTAAAACTACTAAAAGGCTCTCTTTTACGAATACAAAAAGTTGGTAATAATATAGTTAGAGTTGCTAATTTAGCTAGTGATTTACCCCCACAATCACCATCGTAAAACTTTTTTCTTTACAAGTACAAAGAAAACGAGTAATATTCTTTTAATGAAAATTAAAAAAGAAATATTGTCTTTTATGACTTCCACTTTTTTTGTGGTATTAACATCTAGTATTGTCGGACTAGGTGTTTGGATGCTAAATGGTAATTTTATAGCTTCTATTATATTGTCTATTATTATTCAATATGTTATGTTTAGCTTTATAGGTAATATAATCAATAATTACTTTAGGGAAATAACAAGACAGAAAGAATTGGAAAAACTTGAACAATTGTCTTCTATACTAGAATGTGCCTATTGTAAAAAACATAACGTAATAACTTTCATTCCAGACGATAATGAACGTGTGGAATTTGTATGTACTAGTTGTAATAAAAAGAATTTGGTTACTATAAATTTTACAGTTTCTAGAATAACTGAACCTATTATGAATACAAATCTTTCTTCTGATCTTAAAGTTAATTAAATATATGAAAACTAAATCAAATGACACTCCTATTTTATTATGGGAAATTGCACAGAAAAAAGCATCTGTTCTTGCTAGATGGCTTTCCTTATACGAAGCTGTTAATATTATAGCAGATAAAGCAGAAGAAAAGGGTATTGATCCAGAACATATTGTATATAAACCAAAAGCTATCCACAATTACATAGCATCAACTGAAAACATATTTTTCAAAAAAATATTAGAAAATGATTATAATATTGAAATTTGTTATTCAGAAGAAGAGTATAAAGATAATTTAAAGATTGAAATTATTTAGTAATTTCCATAAACAGAAGTATTATCACATGGATTGTCATTTTCATAGTCGAAATTATTCAATCCCGCTTCATTAGCAGCATCATTATCGTTTAATGGATTATTTCCCATACCAGATCCTGGACTGTTATTTTCATAACTATATTCATACCTCTTACCTTTAAAGAACCAAACATAATGTCCTGCTATTGGATTTCCTTGAAATTCGTCTATAACTTCTGTTAATTGATATATTGTTGGTCCTCTTTTTGGATAATTTAATCGATCACTTCCATATTCGGAAAGTTTCATTAAATCTCCTGCTTTTGGTTCACTAGATTCTCCAAATATTTTTGTATAATCTTGTGGGTGTATTACTCCAGACATATCACTATCTGCTAATATTCCGAATTTAGAAAGTAATAAAGCATCATTATTTAAATTTAATAATACTATTAATTCCTTTCCGTTTTCAAATCCAGCATCTGATTGTTCTCCATAAAGAACATTGGATGCTGTTATGCTTGTGGTATTAGTATAATATGTTACTTCTTGACCAAATATATTAATCTGTTCTCTCCACCAAATAGAAAAATTATTTCTTTCTGATTTATTTAAATCTTTATTTAAATATCTTAATTTTTCCATAATATTTTATTTAAATCTACTTAGTGTAAATTTTTTAGTATTAGCATCATAGTTTATTGATATGTTTGTTTTATTAATAGCTTTTGTATATGATGCATTGGGATTATGATTTATACCATATGTTTTTACAATATTTTGACCGTCTAATGGACTGATATTCCACTGTCCGTGTTTATTGTTTTTTACTATACTATCTATTAATGGATGTGCTTTTTTACCTTCATTTCCATACATTCTAGGAACTTGATTTTGATGCTTTCTAGTAATAGATCTTATTGCATTTTGACTATGTTTTCTAGTATTTGGTGTGGATGTTTCTTTTGACGAATTAAAGAAGGATGAAAATTTTTCCATAAATATACTTACTATAATTAACAAAAAAAAATCCGACATTTAAAATGTCGGATTTTTTTAAATTTTATATTTTTAAAAGATTATTGATCAAATAATCCCTTACCTACTTTAACTCCACCAGTATTTTGTTTGGCTTTGTTTGTAAGTGTTTGTGGATTTACTTTGAAAGCTTCTGGTTTTCCAGTTGCTTTAGCTCCTTTTACGACTTGACCCTTTTTCTTAGAAACGGGAACAGCACCTTTTGCTATTTTTTGTTTTGTCATGCCTTTTTCTAATTTTGGTTGATTTACTAATGCATGTCCTTCGATTTCAGCATCTACAGATTCTCCGAGATCTTCATCACCTAGATCATCACCTAGATCATCACCAAAATCTTCTTCGCCCATTTCTTCTTCGCCCATTTCTTCTTCGCCTTCTTCTTCTTCTTCATGAGCGGTTAGTGCTTCTAATGCTTCTACTGCGGATTTAAGATGATCTAAAACAGTTTGAAGAGTTACTTCTTCGGATTCTTCTTCACCCTC